GACGAGGTCGCGGCAATCAACAAGGAGCACGGAATCTTCGATCTGGAGAGGCGTGAGCCATCAAGCGAACTTGAAAACATACTGAGCAAGTACGGCGCCGTTGGTGGTGCAGGCACGGCCGGAATGCTGGCCGCTGGTCAGTCAGAGGATGCTGACGCGGGCCCTGTACTCGCAATGGCGAAGGGCATTGATCTCGATAGGCTCGTTAGCGCATGGCAGAAGAAGGTATCACGAGAGCCTGACATCTCTCCTGAGACGCACCTGCAAAACATCATGCATGACAAGAACTTCGTTAACTATAACGACTGGGCGACCTACGCACGGAAGAAGGACGGCGGTAAAAACGGCGAGACCTACTTCAGTGGCCTGAAGCCGATGCTGATGGATATATCGAAGCACGCGAAGGTAGGCAAAGACAAGCGACTCATGCTGGGCCTGACCAAGTACGCGAAGACTCGCTTCGCTGATCGCAAGGCTCAGGGATTCCAGAAGGGATCTGCTGATCCCATGTCACTGCTACCTGTGGCCGGTGTAGGCGCGGCGGCGGCAAGCCTTACTGCACCCCACGTTAAGGACTCAGGAATGATCAGCGCCCCACGGAGTGACGGCCTAGCTGAGTTCACCCAAGGCGCCCGGAACCTACAGAGAGACCTCGAAGGTAGTCCGATGAGTTTACTGTTCCCTGATGGGGTGGTGAATTATCTGGAGACCGCTAACCGAAGAACTGAAGACCCGAACGCTAAGACGCGTTTGGGCGCACTACTGGATTTCTTATGAGTTACGCAAGGGCAAGACTAGCGAATAGAGTTGCACCCGTACTTCAGGACGAGAGCCTGTCGGAAACTATCGAGGCCGGAATGAAGAAGGGTCTCATGGCGGCGGGATTCGAGGAGAAGACTGCGGCGAACACGGCACCTTGGTTGGCGCTACTGCCGGAGTTCATTCCGGGCGTCGGTGGGGCGGTCGGGGCTGACAACACGCGGAAGCATCTGGAGAAGGGTGACTACGGCATGGCCGCGCTTGAGGGTGGCCTGACGGCCGCTGGCGAGGCGTTCCCGGTTATAGGTGATCTGGCTAAGTGGGCGATACTTGCTCCGGCGGCAAAGAAGTTTGGCGGGACTAGCGTCGAGAACATGGAGGAGGTTGCCCACAGCACGCTGAATGGGCCAGCACTAAAGCCTAACGCGATTAAGAAGGTCGAGGACAATCCCTACGGCGCCAGAGTGCGTGAGCGTATGCAGGAGGGTAACTTCGAGAACGTGATGGAGGAGTGGGTGGATCAGAGCACCTACCCGGTCATCCCACCGGATGAACTTGCCGATAGCATAGTGGTGCCGATAAGCGGAGACCCTACAGCCGTGGGTGAGATGTCCCAGTACATGGGCATACCTTTAAACAATAAAGTTGAGTTTGACGGCGGCGTTGGATTCGGTGCACAGAACAAAGATGATCTGGCGTGGGCCAGTATGTACGACACTGCTGATGGTCTGGTGGATAAGATTCACATGCTTGGGGAGAAGTATCCGAACAAGCGGATAATAGGGGCTTACGGGAGGATGGGTGACCGCTCTCCAGACTTCAACACCATGCCCATGACGCTGGCTGGTGAGCTCGCACAGACGCTCGGAAGTGACTTCGACCCGAAGCTGTTCGATGCCGTGGAGGCTGTCGGAGAAACGATGGAGGGATTCCCCGGTCTGGCTTCACCAAAGTTAGGCTCATGGCTGTCGGAGACTTCATCAGACAACCGGAAGGCTCTTCTGGTGCCATTCATGAACGCAGACGATGCAAGGCCGTCTGGCATCTTCGGGCCGGACATACTGCGAGCGACAATCGACCAGAACCTGCGGGACGATCCGATTAGGTCGATGGGGCAGTTGATGGTCGAGTTGGATCCCAGCGCAACGAAAGCAACAAGGGGAGTAAATCACAACACGTATGACGGTGGCGTACCTGCAAAGAAAGGGGGATTGTTTGGGCGGCTTGATAAACCAGTCACGCCAGAAGTTCTTCTGGACAGGGCTTACACCGACGTCCTGAAGATGACGGAGAAGAACGGCAAGCTGATACCGCCCTCAAGGGCGTACAATACTGTCGTCCGGTCAAAGCCTGATGGGGCGGGTAAGTCGCAAGGCTATGCGGCTGTGGAGGATAGGATCGTTAAGGGGCTGTTGGGGCTCTGATTCCCTAACGGGTTCCCTAAGTTGGGCTACTCTCGCTGGCCTACATCCTTGTAAGCCGCGTAGATATTGGCTCCGTCTGCTGGGCTCGAACCAGCGACCCGCTGATTAACAGGGAGGAGGTCGGTCGCCGGTATGCCTTTATCTACAACGATTTCGCCCGTGAAACTTAGGGAACGATTGACTAGTTTGGGACTGTTTTGTGCGGTTCTCACCATGCTGTTCCCTAGCGAGTAGCGGGTACTTCCTGCAAGGTTCTAACGTATGTCTTCCTCATCGCAGGTGATCGGTGCCCACTGTGATTCGACTGGTGGTCTGAGATACCCTTTGACTTGATATCGTGGAAGGAATGGGGCTCGATACCCGCACTTTTCATCTTGCTCTGTAAGCGCCTCCATGCGCTTCTAAAGCCATGTTTGCTGTACCTATGGCATATGTAATGTCCACCACGAACGTCGCTCACAGCGGCCCTGAGGCGGTCTGAGAGGGCAGTTAACTCTCCCTCAGAAATCAACAAGCGCCACGGGACAAATCCAGTAGGCTATGTATAATTACGAAGCTTACTACCGAAGCTATGGCCAGTAATCCTAGGGTGTTAAGGGGTCTCCAGATGTGCTTACTCAAGTTTCATCTCCTCTAAAATTTCAATTCCGAATAGCATCTTCCTGAGGGTGATGCCGTTATGTGAGCAGACGTCCACCATCTGCCCCTTGCATACAATCTCGATATCCACGCAGGGCGTGTGCATGATCCACCAGCCCGGAGATTTCTCTACGTAGCTTGGCGCGTAATCGCACTCGTACTGGTGGCACTGGTTGTTGATACAGATCTCATAATCCTTGAACGACTCCTTCAGTATTGGAAGGAATAGCAGTTCAGGTTGTGAGTGCGCGTAAAGTGAAAGGGGCAGTAGAACTGCCCCCAGTAGACTCCGCATTAGAACGGTAGGTCTTCGTCTTGCTTGAAGCCTGACGGTGCCGGCGGTGGTGCTGATGCCGCCGGGCGGTTCTCATCGTCGAGGTCGAACACGTTGACCCAGCCGTCGAAGTCGGACACCGGCATTGCGTCAAGCTTCAGCTTAACCTTGCCGTCGTCACCCTTCAGCATTGACCCGATAGTGAGCCAGCTAGTTTTCTCTTGGCCATCCTTCGTGTATGACCCGTTCGATACTACTAATCGCTTAATACGCTTCATGCGGCACTCCTTGCCTGTTTAACAAAATCCTGCTCTGCCGCCGTTAGGCGACCCCATACTGCTTTCCTCTCGTAAGAGGTTAGTTCCCCTATCGTCTCCTGTAATAGGGATAGATCATCTGACTCAGTTGCGTCAGCGATACTGGCCGCGACCTCCTCAAGGAAGCTGTTCGCGATTCCAAGAAGGGCCCTCCATTCGTTTTTAAAGGCAGTCTTGCGACCGGGCGGTGCATCATTAAAGATGTCCACGCGCTCTGTGCTATTCAGCGTGACGTGCACAAACTCGTGGAAGCCACTAGCGTCCTGCGCGGCGATCAGTTGCTCTGCCTTATCGAACTTCGATTCCGCGACCACATGCCCCAAACTACCCAAGTAAAGATTCATCCCAATTCCATGCATCGCGATCGTCTTAACCAAACAGCGCATGGTGTTATCCGACACCAACCGGCTGTCTGGATTGCTAACCGCCTTGTTGCGATGATCCATGACCGGCAGTTGCATCTCATGGGTGATGTCCCCCACCGTGACTCCGGTCTTGACCATCATCGTTCCGTCAGGGAACGTGGTCGGTTCAGTGAAGTAATACGTGCTGTTCGGATACTCCTCGAACAATGCGTTGAACGCGTACGCCCAACTCAAATATGACAGCCCGCCTTTTTGCTCAACGCCAGCGCTAACGTCCTTGCGCGACAACTTGATGTAACGATTAACCTTATCCATCTAAACCCCCTTGCATTCCTTCGCGATCATCCTTGATAGGAACCAGTTCGCTTTGCGGAGAGACTCGACGCCACCTTTGTATTTCCAGCGCCATAAATATTTAACGACTGACGCTTGGTAGTAGGCCAGCGATAGCTCGTGACCCAGCATCGCGTCGATAGCGTCGATGCACTCGATGTCGCCACCGTGCGTGTAGTGCGTCGGACTGTTAACCATGTCCGGGGCGCGGTTGTCGGTGAAGCGATCCTTTCGTACCTGATCCCACTCCTCCGGCGTTGCGTCGTTAATGCTCGTTGGCGACACGTCTCTCAGGCTCATACCGCTACCTCAAAGAGGTCGCTATCCTCTTCCACGTCATACTGATCAGCGAAGAAAGTCACCACCGCCATATAGGGGAAGTCATCTTCATCCGTCTCGACCGCGTCACAGTAGCCGGCGTCCAGTGCCGACTGCTTGCTCCTGAAGTACAGCGTTGCGTTATACCGACTCATAACTTGTCCTCCGCTCTATTGATAATTTCGTGTGCTTCATCAAGTAGATGTTGCCAAGCCTCACAAAAGTTTCGACTCTCGATGTCGTAGTCGAAACAAAGGTCTTTTATGAGGGTGATGTTGAACTCCTCGACCGGGTAAACATGGTCGATCAATATGTTGAGATCCTTGCTTCTGTCTTCATCTTTCCAATCCATAATCGCCTCCTTGCAATTAGTTAGCGCGCGTGACCATCTGCCAGAAAAAGCCAAATCTTTTCGGGCGGTGATAGGTCTTCTGCCTTCATTACCAGCTTCGATCCATACTTCATCGTCTGCTCAAAACAACGATCAGCGAAAGAAGCGCGGCTAATTCCACCGACAACTCCGAACGTGTCTGGCTGTTCTGTCGGGCAGACGAGCACCGCAATATCAGCCTTGAATTTTCCGAGGTTGTCGAAGATGAGTAGCCCGGTGCGCGTGTACTTAACGTCGATGGATTTGTCGTTGACCCATAGGTCAAGGCCACCATCGTTCACTATGTTCAGTCTTGGCTTATCCGCGCCATAGAGTTTCGCTACAGCGAACTCAGCCAGAGCACCATTGATATCGGATTCACCGCGCCCTTCTTCTCCTCGGGGCGTGGTGTTTTGCATCCTGCATATTTTGGTGGTGTCCTGACCGAGGGTCGTCGCCTCGTGAAACTCTTTGCGACTAAGCCTTACCGTGACCATACTTATCTTGCAGGTACGCATATGACACAGGCATATAGTCGAATTGGCCTTGGTGACAGTCATGGAGCATCCATATTCCGCTCCAAGTTGTATCCGTGCCGGTCTGACTGGTGAGGTAGCTTTCTTCGTGAGAGTAGAAGATACCCGCCATCAAGCCGATACGACGGCGACCGAGTACGTCACTGGTCTCTGCTATGTCGCGAGTCTGGACGTGTCCCTGAACGAATGACTGGTGACGCTTGGTCAGCCCGGCCCGTGCGCTAGTGATCGACCGGCCCATCACGCCTGAAGTCACATAGTGTACGAACGCAATGCCCTCGATCTCGACAGGTTGCAGGAACGGATAGACCTCCCATCCTGACCGCTCGTAGTCGAGCATATCCAGATCGATGACACCGTCCCACGCCGCGTCCGAATTCACAAAACGTGTCAGGCGGTCTTCATGGTTGCCCAGCGTGATCACCTTGCGAGGATTCCAAGACCGCCGCTTCCCCTTCTTGAGTCGCGCTATCTCTTTGTCGATGGGTGCATTGAGCCTAGCCCATGCGGCGTTAGCGGAATCGAAGTCAGCCATGATGCGCTTGCCTTCCATATGCTTGCCGCCTTTCTTGTCCCAAGTGGAGAGCGAAGGAAAGTCTGCGTGGTCGCCCAGATGCACGATCACGTCGGGCTTCATTTTCACGCAGTAGCGACCCGCCCACTCAAGGTGGTCGGTGTTAACTCCCGGCTTCACCTGCGTGTCCGGGATGACCATGATGCGCTTTCCTCTAGTCGAGGATCGGCGTGCCTTCTCTGTAGACTGGTGGGTGGATTTCGTACTCATCGATTTCCTCCTCCGTGAGGGTGTCGAGCTCTTTGCTGATTCTGAGATAATGCTTTGCGATTCTGTCGTGGTTGTCTCTGGCGTAGCGGTCTCGCTCCGCGCAGGTTGAGCGTGCCAGAAGCGCATTAAGTTCAGTGTCGCTTTCAGATCGGCCATAAATTCCTCCGTGAATTTCGCGCCATAGGTTTATGTGTTTGACTGGGTGGGATTCCATTTCACTGTGGGCCCACGCAGATAGGACAAGGCAGTTCTTTGGATCAAAACGCACGGCCCAGTTACCCCTACCAATGAAGTGGGATAGCTGAAGACCCTGCGGCTTGTTCGTGTAGTCCTTGCCGGTGAGTTGGCAAATCATCTTTGCCTTTTTCCGCATGACGTTGCTCATGTGCTTGTCTGCGGTTAATCGCTTGATCCCCCGGAAAGACATCAGTGCACCAACTTCAGGTGGGGGCGCTCATCTGGCGTGAAGGTCGGGTCAAACTCCAGCTTCTCTATCCATATGATTCTCATTCCACTGGCGGCGGCGTCGATGGCTTCTCCGGCAGAGTCAATGCTGTGGCCGGACATCATGAGTAAGGCCAAGACCTTCTCTGCTGAGTAAGCCGGGACTGGCACGCCGTCCTCGCCGAAGTAACAACCCAAGAGCGCGTCGTTAAAATCGTCTGATAACAATTCGATAACTTCCGTGTCGTCATCCATCATCTTCATCCTCGCTGTCGTCTTCATCTGGCTTGAACTCTTCGAGCAGAGTCCACCACTGCATTCCTCCGGGGAGCGTTGCCTCTTCGGGGGCAGGTGGTAGCTCTGTTATCTGCTTGCCTAGGCTCAAGAACCGTTCAACTTCCTTGTTGATAATTTCTCTCTGATCATCCTTTTTCATTTTTCCCTCCCAGACTTATCTGGGTTTGAACATGTGTCATCACCATGCTTTGCAAATGACTTGGCACATGTGTGTCGAAGAAGGCCCGTTGCCGGGCCTTGTCTGGTGCCATCGCTAAGATTGCTTCGGCGTAGTGCCTTGGCGGATGGTCTGCATCCCACCATGCTTTATTGCTCACAGTTCGCAGGCGTCACCGACACAGGCCGCAGTCTTAGCACCCTCCGTGGTGTCACCTCTCTCGTAGCTTGGGAATAGCGACCAGTCGATCTTCGGCATCGCTTGCTTCATGATGTCGTACTCGGCCTGATCGATAGCCTCATAAGGGGCCTGACGATATGTGCCACCGTCGTGGGGAAGGAAACTCATTCCCGTGACAGACGACCAGTTGTCCCATACCCACTGGCAGACAGCGAACCATGACGAATCGTCATAGTAGGTAGTGGCGCTGACCATGTGCGTTGCCCACGCTTCGCCGTACAGCTTCGCCAACTCAAGCTGGTCGATGCTCGACATGTTCTCGACGCAGAGAGAATGCTCTGGCGACTCCTGAACGAAGTCGAAGACCATCGTGCTGTCGGGAGACATGACGCAAGGCTCGTGTGGCACACCCTGATCAATCAGGAACTGTGTGATTGGATCGCCTTTCGACTGTCTCACCCTACGTATATAGTGTTTGCTATAGCGTGGATGAATTCCGGAACTAACTGAGCATAATTGAGAAATTGTCCCAGACGGCTTACAGCAGGATACTGAGTGCGACGCATTAATGCCGAGTCGTTCTGCCCATTCCTCGTTAACTTTCTCCGCGTGATCACGCAGTTCGAGTAACCAGCGACGCGTCTTGCCCTTGCCGTCCTGACCACTCATCGTGGTGTGATCGCATATCCCACTGAAGGAAATGCCGAGGAGTCGCTCGCGCTCCAAATTATCGCGCCATGACTTGCGAACATAAGACCAGTTGGTAAGTGTC